AGCAAGACCGACGCTCCGGTTCTGCTTGAGGTGTTGACGGAAACCAAGACGCGGAAGCGGGTCGCCGAATTCTCCAAGTTCGTCAAGGAACTGGCTGGCGCTCAACCGTCCGACCTGAAGATGAGGCTTGCTTTCGCGTTCATGGAAGACAAGACTCTGTCCAAGACTCTGTTCGCTGTTTTGAATGCCGCCGAACCGGATCGTGGTTTCGGCCGCGCGTCCGGTGAGCCGATGAAGGATGTCAATGCGGTGGCTGAACACTGGGGTGACGGCGTCGATCTCAGTGTGGTTGAGAAGCTGAAAATCTGACGGCCGGCATCTCGGGATGCTTGAACGGTTGGATACGAACATGGATCCGTATCCAACCGTTTTTTATTATTCCGCGATGAGCTGCACACGGTTCTCCGCCTTTGGCGGCATCCCGTATGGTCTGATCACGAGGCCCGCCCTCGTCAACGAGAATACCCAGATTTTCTGAATCTGGTTGAGCTTTGTGAGGCTGACGGTGAGGTGCTTGGTGGACACCGTCTCCGTGCTCGTACCGGGGACGATCTTGTATAGATTATTTCGACTGATATACAGTTCCTTCTGCTCCGGACAGTAGAGCGTCGCGAACACCAGCAGATCCAAGGACAGGCTTCCGCCACTGGTTCCGACGACGGCGGAAAGAGGAATCTCCTTCGGTTCGCGCGACATCAATCGGACGTATTCCCAAGTGAAGGTAATGGTTTTTTCGTTCCAGCTTTCGCCTTGGACGATGTTCGTCTCTTCGATCGGTTTTATTTCTTTGCCGTCCCTTGAAGTGAACGTGATGTCCTGATAGCCGATGATGCTGGTGACCGTATTCTGTCGGCCGCAGCCTCCCGTCAGCATGCCCATTCTGCGGGCCACTTGCCGTACGTCCTTGCCGATGGTCAGCGTCCTGGTCTTGCCGTTGTAATCCGCGTTTTGTGTGTTCACGAACGTCGTGAACAGGATGCTTAGGAGTCGAGGCGTCCTGCCGAATGCGAGCGGATGTTCGTTGCCGCGCACGTATGGGATGAGCGGGTATGCCTCTTCCGCGACGTAAAGAATTCCGAATCCTGTGGCTATGCCGTTGTCCATCCCGACGCTTCTCAGCCTGTGTATTTTGTTGAGCATCCCGACTCTTCCCCTGTTTTTGCTTTTCGGTTGATACCAACAATTTTACGGTTTTTCATACGCGACATGCCAACATACCCAGTAAGGCAGATGCTTGTTTTACACCGTCGAACCGAAGACCTACTGGCCTTTCTTCCTGGGACTGAGGTTCAGACACTGCAGCCGGTAATGAATTCTGCAGGACACCAGTTTCGGGTCGAGTTTCCCATACGCATTCCGGGCCATGTCGATATACAGTCGACACCCCGGATCCGACAAAGCGAAATCACCGACACTCCAACCCAATGGTTCCTCCTCGTGAGACTTATGCCTCGCCATCAGAAAAAACAACCTCCGATTCACACCGATTCGCATCCGGATTCGACGGCCGACGCGCCGTCCAAGTTGGTCAAAAAAGGCGGGCATGCTGGAGGCGTTGGGGTCGTCACCCGGCATGCCCGCCGGTCGTGGTTCTTATTTGTTCCACTGCGGGTCGTTCGGGAATGAGATGGGCGAGCCGCCCCACATCTGCCTGTCTGAATTGATCATCGCTTCGGTGTATCCGCCGTCCATGAGACTCTGGGTCCTGAGGTCGAGGTCGGGCCTATAGTGCTTGGTGGCTGGCGGTATCATGCCCATCATGTCCCCGCTGTTGAATCGGAGGACTTCCTTGTCGGCTTCCTCGCCGGCGATCAGCACGTCGATGTTGTTGAGCAATGTCATCGCGCTTTTCGTGTACGGGATGTCCCCTCTTCCGATGCTTCCCGTGAAGGTGATTTTGCATTCCCGGAGAAATTTGACGTGTTCGTCGATGTGTTCCAAGAGGTTTGGTGGTGTCGCTTCGACGAGGTGCGATCCGATGTTCGGTTCTGCCGTGAAGGTCATGTTGGCTCCTGTTTTTTTTGATATCAACCGATTACGTTTTGTCGTTTTGGGGGAACCGCAATCGCCGTCTTCGGCATCGCTTGTGGTGGCCCTGAGGTAATTGCGTTGGGGGTTCCGCTGTTTTCTCGGTGTGTATCTTTTGTTTTTTTATGTGGACGCGTTCAGCATATCGCGACACTCCGAAGATTCACCCCCTCCCCTTAATTCTCTTTTACTTGTTATACTGAATACGTCCACATAAATCGAAAGAAAACAACGACAACCAATGGAAGAACACGACAAACGCTTCTGGCGAAACATGACATTCGCCCAGCTCAGAAACCGACGGGTACGAGTCTCCGCATACGGCGGCGACATGATCCTCGAATTCCGACTCACTCCCGGAATCGGACACACGCTCGGAGCCCGGCAATACACTGTCAACGGCTTCGACATCGGCGAACTGTTCCACGAAGGCCATGACGGATTCATGGAACTCACCCGGCAGAAAGCACCCGTCAGCATCAAGCTGCTACCCGACGAACCCGAATACAAAATCATCGAAGACATCACCGGCGTGCAACCCGGAGACGTCTTCGTGCAAACGAACGGGAACAAATATCCAGTACAGGAAATCACCGATGACGGCCATTGTCTAGTCCTGATTGACTCCAACACCTATCGGATTGATGACGACGCATTCGACCATGCTTTGCGACCGGCACCCGCACGAATTCCGGATCGCCCCGGACTGTGGGAGGACAAGTCAGACGGCCTGTACACCGTGTGGAAAAACGGTCAGGAGCTTTGGATCATGCAGATACGCGAGTCCGATGGGCGTTGGATGAACGGCCCTGCGCTGCTAATCGGCAAGACGGGAGAAAACGTCAACGATTCAACGACAAAGGATCTGTCCTCGAAAGCTCCATTCCGATTCCATGATGAAGAACTGTGAGGGGAGAGAATGCAATCCGTCACCAACATTTTCGACCAACTGCGTCTCTCTCCGCCTATTCCTGGACCACTGCACAAGAGAACGGTTGACGCTGCGGATCTTGGCACCACCGCCGAGGTTCTTGCCGCGGCGAAAGCCCTATACCGGCTCGTCGAAGGTCGTAGTGGCCGTCAGATTCTCGACTTCGGGCAACTCCCGAAACGAGATCAGAACCGGTACATCAACGAAGCGTTCAAAGCCTTCAACGATGCGCGAAAGGAAATGAAATGCGGTTCCGAACGAAAATCCTGAACCACTTCTGCCGAGGATGTGGAACCCTCCTGTCGGCAGATGAGAGACAGACCGGACTCTGCTCTTCCTGCTGGTTCGAAAAGGAGAAGAAGCAGTCCCTTAATGACAAGGACTGGCAGGAGGAACTGCTTCGAGAACTCGACGGATATCAGCCGATGGCGGGCCGATAAGAGACCGTAATTCAGAACGACAAGGAAACCGATGAGTATTTTTTTCATACAAGAAAAATCAGTTGACGGTTGGAAGCCCGCCTGGCATCGGAGTCTCATGCCTTCTTTCGAGAGCAAAAGACAAGCCATGCGCACCGTCCGAAGATATGTCACGCAACACGACCGAACGAGGCCAAGCATGTTCCGGATTCTCAAGATGAAGGTCTGATATGACGGTGCTGCGCATCGACAATGACGACGGATCATGCCGGCTGGAGATACCCGGGGCCAATCGCCGCTGGTCCCTGATCCTGTTGAGGGTTCCCAGCTTTAACGGGTTCAGCGCATACGTGACACCACAGGGCGGAAAGCTCGACGCGAACACTCCGAAAACATCCGTGTCAGACATCAGCGACCTGATTTCCGTACGCGACTTCATCGATGAAACCATCGCACAACACAATCAAGGACCAATCAGTGGCAGAAGAACAAACCCACTTTGAAATCATCGAATGCGAGAGCCACATGCCCGTGGCGATCCGTCAATTCGACTCGGAGGAAGAGGCCATGGAATACCTGAACATGCGTCTCAAATCAGAACAGCCAACCCATCCATCCGAACGCCATGAGGCACAGGAATCCGAGGGGACGACGGCGCAGGGGCTGCATGAATTCTCAGAACAGCTCCGCATCCAATCCATTCTGCGCATGCTGGAAATGAACGCGAGAGGAGAATTCAACGCCTTCGAACGCATAGAACTGTATGCCGCGCTCAACAATCAAAGAACAAGAAAAGCTCTTGGAATCACCGTCGAATCCTCTCCTTGCAAACAGAACCGCCAAAGGATTAACACGCAATGACATCAGGGAAAAAGCTCGATCGGGAAACCGTCGATTACCTTCGTACGCTGCCTGAAATCGTGCGCAGAGTGCAAGGCGGACGAATCTACTACACGAACTCCTTCAGGACGCAAGCGACGGCACGCTATGCCATGGGAGACCGGCCCGTCGACATCTTCCGCGACAACGGGATAGGACCCGAAGTAATCGGGTACAAGCGCATCGAACGCTGTATCGCCCGGTGGAAAGAAAACCCGGACGAATTATCCACAGTAGATAGTCGAACGTCACGTCTGAAGCGCATAGAGGAAGAAATCAAATACCTCGAGCAGCAGGCGAAGAAAATCCGACTGGCCGAGGATAAGGAGGCGAGCAAGCAATGAACGATCCGTTTAACCAGGAACTACCACACAAGGATGAAGCGGAACGCACCGTATTGGGTGCGATGCTCCAATCCCGTGCCGCCATTGACGAGGCGCGTCAGAAAATCACGGAAAACGACTTCTACCAGCCGAACAACAAAACGATTTATCGTCTGATCTGCGACCTGTCCGATCAACATGGCGACGTTGACACCACACTGCTTTGCATGACATTGACCGAGCGGAAAATGCTTGATCATGTTGGAGGCCTGAACTACGTCGGCAAGCTCATCGATTATGCTCCGACCACGTCGAATGTCGGCATCTACGCGGACATGGTCAAAGACGCGGCGAAACGACGCGACATCATCGCCATCGGCACCCGCATAGCGCAAATGGGTCATGCGAACGATGCCGACACCGACAGCATCATCGGCAACGCCTTGGACGAGGCGTTCCATATCGGCGAGGACGATTCCAGTACCGATTACAAGGACATCTATACGGTTTCCACCGATATGCTTGACCATCTCGACAAGATTCAGAAGGGGGAAATCGCCGAAGGAGTCCACACCGGATTCAGGGACATCGATGACGTGACCCACGGTCTGCAACCAGGGCAGATGATCGTCGTCGCCGGACGCCCGGCCATGGGAAAGTCCACGTTGGGAATGGACTTCGCACGGAATGCGGCCATTCACGACAACCAATGCACAGTCGTCTTCAGCCTGGAAATGAGCCGTGAGGAAATCGCGCAACGCCTGTTCTCCGCCGAGACGAACATTCCGTTGAATGTTTTCCGCGACCCGTCTCAGATGACCGACGAACGATGGCGAACCGTCAACGGTTTTTGGCAGAAGCTCAAGGACAAGCCATTGTATATCGATGATTCCGCGAATCTTAAGGTCCCTGATATTCGAGCGAAATGCCGCAGGTTGAAGGAGACAAAAGACCTGAAACTCGTGGTCGTCGACTATCTGCAGCTCATGTCCAGTGGGCGCATGACCGAGAACCGTCAGCAGGAGGTAAGCGACTTCAGCCGCCAGTTCAAACTGTTGGCCAAGGAACTGCAGGTGCCGGTCGTGATCCTCAGCCAGCTGAACCGCAACGTGGAAATGCGCGCCGACAAAGTACCTCAAATGAGTGACCTACGCGAATCCGGCTCCATCGAACAGGACGCCGACGTGGTGTTCCTCGTACACCGTCCCGACGCCTATGACAAGGAAGATAGGCCCGGTGAGGCCGACATCATCATGGCCAAGCATCGCAACGGCCCGACCGAGACTTTCCACCTTGCTTTCCTTGGAAGCAACAGCAAGTTCAAGGACATGCCGCAGGAATATACGACCGGAATCTGACCCACAGAAGAAAAAAGGAAAACCCAATCATGGACGCGAAAATCACCGCCAAAGTGGAAACCATCACCCCGGAAATAGCGAAAACCATGCTCGGCGAAAACGTCAACAACCGGCGTATCAGCCGAGACAACGTCAACTTGTTCGCCCGCGAAATTCGCAACGGCGAATGGCGGTTCAACGGTGAGGCCATCAAATTCGGCAAAGACGGGCGACTGCTGGACGGCCAGCATCGTCTGCTCGCCGTCATCGCCGCCGACAAGCCGTTGACCACGCTCGTCATCCGAGGGTTGGAAGACGAAACCCAGCAGACCATGGACAGCGGAAAAACCCGCACCTTGGGCGACGTGCTCACCTTGCGCGGAGAAAAGAACTCCACGCAGCTCGCCTCACTGGCCCGCGCCGTGTATCTGGCCGACCAGCTGGGCATGGAGGCCGCCGCTCAGAACGATTTGAAACCCACGCGCGGTGAGATTATCTCGTTCATCGACCAGACCCCGCAACTGGCGGACGTGCTCGCCGCATCACGCGCGTTCCGCAGCCAATCCGGGGACATGCTGACCAGCAGCATGTTCGCCTCGCTTTGGTGGACGTTCGCGCACATCGACACGGATGCGGCCGACAGGTTCTTCATGAGCCTCGCCAGCGGTGCGAACCTGCAAGCCGACGATCCGATCCTCATACTGCGCAACACGTTGATGGCTCAGCCTCACAAGGCCGGCCGTTCCACCCGCGACAACCGTGTACGCATCGCCGCATTGACCATCAAGGCGTGGAACAAGTGGCGTAAGGGCAAGCCTCTCCGCCAGTTGAAGTTCTCAGCCGGAGAATCGTTCCCTACGCCACTCTGACCGGTTATCCACGATCCACAACAACTGTCCACATAAAAAACAATCAACAAAAGGAACCATCATGGCATACAACAAACGCTACCGCGTCTCCCACACATTCGAGAACGGAAGCCGGTTCATCGGCACCATCGGGATAAGGAACGCAACCCCGGATTTCCCCGAAAACATCGAAGGCCGTATGATCGTGGAATCGGTTAACGGACGATTCCAAGGCATCTTCAAACTTGTCAACGGGACTGTCGGCCGCGTTTCTGGCGTAGTACTTCCACCTCAGCCAAAAAATTGGATCTTCGAGCCACAAGGTGCAGACAAGTATCTGCAAAACGAGACCGGGCCGAATGTCGAGCTGCCTCGCACCGAACTCGACATCGCATCCAACCGGGAACCCCAGTATGACAGTGTCCTCAGCGACGGGACTCCCGACGATGCGGAATTGTTGAGTCTCATCGCCTGACCGGAGCGAGAAAAAATGGCCCAGATACCATCCGGATTCACGTTCAACGACGACATCACCGAAGACGCAAGCGAAAGATTCCCGCCGCCCGCATTGGGCTCCACCAGCATCAACTGGAATGACGCCGGCAGCGTATACGACGCGATTCAAAAGGTCAGCGAACAGTTCAAACAAGCGTTCGCCGACCTCATCGACCAGTCCGCAAAAGGCACTGACAATAGCGTGGAATCACGCCTGTTCTTCACCATCGCCGCCTACAGCGCCATGAACGAACTGCACGACATGACCGCCCCCATACTCTCCAGCACGCTCATGAACCAGCATCCCGACTGGGTGCCGGTCATCAACGGATGCGAAAGCAACGAGGAACTGATGGAAGCCTGGCCGGACGTGAAAACCGTGCATGACGCGCAAATCCAAGCGAACAAAACCGGACGACCGGTACGAGTCCATTTGAAGGACGCCGACGTGGACGCGATCATCTCAGTACAACCGATAAAAGAGGAGGACTTCCATGCTGAACGAGCGGCCTGAAGGCAAAGCGTATCCAACCTGGCCCATGGGCATGCCCCGTTCATCGGTCTGCCGGTCAGCGGAATCATGCTGTGCGTCGCGGTTCTGTATGCGATTCGACATATCGGCGGATACAGGAAAGGACAATGATGGTTGACTATTCCGATTGGTTGAATTCTCTGCCTAGGGAATTCCATCTGAATACTGGGTGGTTTCTGGTCATTGCAATCGTCTCCGTATCCGTCATGTTTCTGATACTCGCTCGCTGCAGAGACCTCACCGATAGCTTAGGTTGGGAAAAATGCCAAGCATGCATCACAAGCCTCATCATCATCGCCGCCTGGGCAATTGGACTGCTTTGGTTGTCAACTACAACCGGAACGGAGCCACAGTACTTGACGTTCACGGAAAAGACGGAACGGACGTTCAATGTCAGTCATCTGCGTTGCGAAAATATCGGCGGATGCCCATCCAAGAAGCTGCCGGAAGATAGAACCGAGGCCACGTGGCTGCAGGGCAACAGGTATGTCAAGGGGGTGATACTTGTGGACGGCAACAAAGTCGGTCTCGTTGGATCCAATGGAATCCTATTAACGGTTAAGGAATCGTAATGAGCAGGACAATGACCTATGAGCAGCTGGAGTTGAACGGTTGTTATGCGATGCTGTGCGAAGCGTTGCGCGCCTGGTATCGGATCCAACATGACCATATTCGCGAGATCGCGGCGAAAACGTTGAAGGATGTGTACGGGTACGAATTCCACTCGAACGGCGGAGGCTGCCCGTGGCGTCTCCCGTCCGTCGACCATGAGTGGGCGTTGAACAGTATGCGCGCTCTAGGCCTGCCGGAAGACAAGTTCGCAGAGAACACGATTGTCCTTGCTCGCCTGCTTGACGGCCAAAAGAAGGACTATGAACTCACGTCGGGACATACCTTGGAAACACCGAAAACCGTATACGGTTCCGACATTGACCGGCTTGTCGTAGTCGAACAATTCCATAATGCGTTCCGACGTATCACCACCGACTGGGACAATACTCTAAACAGAAAAACCATGGACAAGAACCTGGAACAATTGCTACCCATGGCCGCGCATGCGGTACGAAGCGACCGTGAGGGCGGGACACCTGAACTGCGGCCGATGCTCGACCTATGCAAGAAAAGGCGGGAAAACAATGAGTGCCGATAGCAGACTTCTAGTCCAGGCCGTGCGCGAAGGAATTAATCGGGAGCACCTGCTTCTGAATGATGTCGACGGACAGCTCGGGTGGAGCAGAGACAAGACGAAGAACGTTTTCTCTGGTCGAACCAAACTATCAGGCGACGATGTGCTGGACATTCTCAGCAATCCGAATGTGCCGATTCCGGACTTTAAACGGTATCGCATGTTCCTGCGGATCAGACAAGCTTTGCTCACGCCGGCGGAAGACGGGGAATGAACGGGACCATCGAACAGTTGCGTGCAGCCGTCTACGGGCAGGCGATAGGTGACGCATTGGGCGTACCATACGAGTTCCACGACCGGAATACGTTCACCTGCACCTGCATGATCGGACACGGCACGCATAATCAGCAGGCTGGCACGTGGTCGGATGACACGAGCATGATGCTCGCCACCTTGGATTCGCTGATCGGCAACGACTGGCAAGTGGACATCGAGGACATGCAGCACCGGTTCAACGCTTGGCTATATGACGGCGAATATGCCATCGACGGAAACGTGTTCGACTGCGGAAACACCGTACGAGAAGCACTCCACCGAGGACATGGACTCCATGGCGAATGGGACAATGGAAACGGTTCTCTGATGCGTATCATGCCTCTCGCATTCACCGAAGCCGACCGGGAGACAGTCGGTGAGGTGAGCGCCATCACGCACGCCCACCGGTTGAGCCAAGAATGCTGTTGGGCTTGGGTGCAGCTGCTTCGTTCAGCGTTGCACGGCAACGGTTTAGGTCGTCTCGGTTCATATGCGAAAGGTTACGGGCGTGATTCCGTCAAATCAGGCGGATATGTGAAAGACACGTTCAACGCCGCCATCTGGTGTGTGTCCAACACCAGCAACTATCGGGACTGCGTGCTCGCCGCCGTCAACCTCGGCGGCGACACCGACACCACAGCAGCAGTCGCAGGAAGCATGGCCGGAATCCTATACGGATACGAGGCCATACCCGAAGAATGGAGGGAACAATTACAGGGCAAGAACATCATCGAACGGGTATTGGATCGTCTTTTTCCTGGGAAAAAACAAGGCTCTGTTAGACCAAGGTTGACCTAAGAGGATATATGACAAAAACCCGCTTGTTTAACTATGCTGAAAAGCAAACAAGCGGGTAAATGTCAGTCTACTTCAGGGACAGATCGACGATGGCGCTCAAATGTGCGAGTAGCTGCTCTTCCAGCATGGACGCCTTGTGGTCGGGCCGGCCAGCCTGACGCACCTTGCGAGCGATGTTGCTCAATTCCGCTTCGATTTCCTCTTTTGGCCTGCCTTCTGAGAATAGCTTGAAGAACGACACCCAGTACTTCGCTTCGATACCCGCCATGAGCGTGTCCATGGATTCGTCCACCCAATTCGCCATGAGACCATCCACTCTGGCGATACGCCCAAAGTTGCCTCCTCCGTCTTGATTGGGAACATCAACATATTGCGTTCCCGGTTTGGGATACGGGGTGGTTTCCGGATGATGGATGCCACAGTCTCGTTTGGAGTTGTCTCCTCTGCGATGATTCCAGTAGTAAGTGCGCATGTCGGAGGCGAATTTCGCCTGTTCGACGTAGGGTTCGTAGACCACGGGCTTGCCGCTGAGAACGTTGGACAATCCCCAAGGAACACAGCAGATTAAGTCCCATTCAGTCACTGCGTCGGCTGATGCCTTGTATCGTAGAGATGGCTCGGATTCCTTGGAAAGCAGATACCACCCTTTCAGTTCGATGCCGATGAGCGGCGAATCGTCCTTGTTGGAGCCTACAAGCCTTACGTCCGGGAAGGATTCGGGATAGCGTCGGAATTCTTTGTCCGCCCATTTGCCTTGCGGGTCCCATATGCTGCGCAGGGAGTTCAACAGCATGACGGTCTGGGCCTCGATGGTGCCGCCGAGCAGTGTATTGATTGAGAATAGGTCATTGACCTCGATGCCTTCGACGTTGATGGGCGATGTGAAGTGCATTGGAAGGGCATACAATGCTCGGACTATGCCGTTGCGGAGTTCGGTCCGTTCGTCCCCGTCGGGAAGCTCGTAGTGTTCAGGTCGGTCCTTGCCGTCGTAATCGGTCATGCCTGCCTTCTTTCGAGGGTCATCGTGTCATTTGCGTTTTTCGTGTCGTACTCGTCTTCGGCTTCCGCCAATCGTCCAAGGGCCAGGTTCTGGAATTCCTCGTCGATTTCCGCCGTATAGGCGATGCGACCGGTGAGCACGGCAGCGACGGATGCGGACGCCAGCCCGCCGAATGGCTCCCAGACCACATCCCCCTTATTGGATGCGGCGTGAATCTGACGGTCCATGAAATCCAGAGGCTTCTGGTTGAGATGCGCCGCTGATTGTTTGGAGGGTTTGTAGACTCGTGGCGCGCTGCGTTGCAGGGTCCCCTTGAGGCGTTCTCCGTCGTGAAGCGGTGGGCGTGACCACACGTTGGTCAACCCGTTGACGTGATTCCATACGGCGCGGAGGGAGTCCCATTGTTCGGCGGTGATCTCGGTGTGCCCGTCGACGGAAAAGTAGGGGCGATTCGTGGGTTTGCCGTTGGCCTTCGTATACTCGGCCATGCGCTCGACCATCTCTCCGGGCGGCCAATACCACAGCCAGTCAGCGGTGAGATACTTGCGGGTTGCAGCGTTCTTCACCCCGCACGCCTCGTTCGCACGGTAGAGGGGCAGTCCTGAGCGTTGCCATTCAGCCCGTAGCCATTGCTGCACTCCAAGCACGTTGCCGTCTTCCGCAGGAAGCGTCAGCTTGCGCCGGTACAGGGCGGAGACCTCGGTGACCACGGGGAATTGTCGAATGGTGTTGCCGTTCACGTTGCCCGCGATATGCGACAGCCCCTTGTCCCAAGTGACCAGTTGCACGTACTCCCAGCCGTTCGCCTCCAACAGCGGATGCACCGTGGCCCAGCCGACCTCGGTGTTCCAGAACCACAGCGAGGTCGAAGGTTTCGCCCGTTTCGACCATTGGGCCACATGGGGCGCATACCAGTCCACGAGTCCATCTGCACTCACGGTGTCACCTCGGAATCCTCGCACGCCATAGGCCCCATCGCTGACTATCAGGTCGGGGGCCTCCCAATCCGGATACGCATCGAGTACGTTTCCGCGATGCAGCGTATATCGGTCGCCACGCACGTCTTGAGGACGGAGGTCTTTGATGCGGATGACCTTATCTGCCATTCGAGGTTTCCTTCTTGACCTCGAACGGGAGCCCCTGTTCCCTGACCACGGCCTTGAGAAAGATGGTGACCGCGCCGGAAAGGGTGAGTCCCAGGTCTTCGAGCACTTGGCTGGATTCCTCTTTGAGCTGGGGTTCTATCCTCATGGTCGTGGTGGGTATGCTCGCCATACGCGCCTCCTTGTCCTATGTTTCGATGTTCTGACTGTACATCGTATGCACGATGTCATGCGGCTTTTTGCCAGTACTCCATGTACGGCGGCATCATACGCTGGTAGTCGCGACGGCGGATGCGGTACAGGCCGTTGCCGAGCTGGCGGGCAAGCAATCGGTCGTCGTCGGTCTCGCCGAACCCATCGGTAAAAGCGACGAGCCATTGGAACCAGTCCAAGTAGGCTTGCAGGTACTTCGTGGACACGCCGTGGAAGCCGAACATGAAATCCTCCAAACGGGCGTGCAGCGTGTTCACCCTGTTGATCGCGTGACCGTCGGCGGAGGCTTGCGTGAGGTTCGCGCCCAGTTCGGCCAGCGGTTTCACGTAGGCGGGCGCACCGTCGGTCAGCACGTCGGTGCCGCGTCCGATGTGGACTTTCAACGCGCTCATGGCGCGATCCTTGGAGATGATGCCGCGCCCGCATACGGTCAGGAACGACCGGCCTGCGTCATCCACTCCGGTCGCCACGCATATCTGCTCCTTCGACAGACCGCGCTTCCTTAATGCCTTGGTGCGCTTGTGTGCCTTGCGGGGCATGACGAACACGGCGGACTTCGTGTGGTTGCCTTTGAAGCTCTCACGGAAGTACGTCTCGTCCAACTGGACGGACATGCCTGCCTCGGAACGCAGTACGGGCGTGTATCGGCGGATGCACTCGATGACGCGCTGGCGCATGAGGAACGCGGTCTTCAGGCATACTCCGCAACGCTGGGCGCACTTGCGCAAGCTCAGGCAATCCACGAAGCATTCGAGGAACCGCATCCATACGCCCGCTTTGAGCTTGCTCATGCCCATCACCCGGTTCGTGCGAACGCCGAACGTCCTGTTGCAGTTCATGCACTTCCAACGCTGGGAGCCGTCACGTCCACGCCCTTTGCGGATGATGCGGATGCTGCCGCAGCGCACGCACGCCTCCATCTGGTTCGGGTCGCTCGTCGCCGCGTCCAACGCGAACCCCTCGTACAGGGCGGCGCGTAACGCCTTGACAGCAAGGTCGCGCTCCTGCGGCGTCAGTTCGCCCAGTTCCTTCCTGACCCTATCGGCTATACGCGCCACCTTGCCCGTTCTCATACCACTATTGTAGCTACTCAGCAACTACAATACAAGTCAAAAAGTCAACCTTGGTCCAACAGAGCCAAAAACAATTCCCGAAAAACGAGGATTCAGCTGAATTCTCACGAATACTCTGAAGCCAACAGCCCCTGAAAGAAAGGCATTCAGATGGTTGATTCCAGGAAATCCATTCAAGCAAGACAACAACGTCGCCGAGCAAACGGTGAATTCGCGGAGGAACAGGATACCGGTCTGCCCTCCGGCGACACGTTGACGGACTTCGAACGGAAACGATTGAATAATGCGATGCTCGCCGCCGAAACGAACATCATCATGGATCCGGATGTAGCCGACTGCGCGGGATACGCCACCAGACGATTGGATGAGCTCATCGCCCGTCCGGCAAAGCCTGGCGAAACCGATGACATGCCACTGATCATTGAAAACCTGCGATACGATCCACAGGCCCCGGGCGGCTCCCATGCCGACTATATCGCCGACCATATAGAGGCCGCATACGCCGGCATACCGGTCAAAGCGCCTGACCGTACGCAATTGGAACAGGAAACCCGACAGCATATTCTCGAAACCGCATTGGATCCGAACCGGGAGCTTCACAAGCTTGGTTTGGAGCCCGTACAGCTAGGCGAACACACGAACGCATACACGGGACCGCAGCCGGAGGATTGGGTCGGGGATTACGACGAGGAAGCTGCGGAACGCCGCTATGAAGCCGCATGGAAAGGAAAACAGACCAAGAAGGCCCGGTACGATGCGGCGACGGAGAAACACCTGTCACCGTTGAACGATGACATGCGCGACCTGTACGTGAAGAACGTCGACCGTGGGCTGATCAACGGCAGTGCGTTCGATGACAAGATGGCTTTCGCTGACACGCTGCATGAGCTTCAAGATGATGGCTGGAATCCGGAAAAAGGTAAGGAATACCGTCAGTCCAAGGACTTCAAGAAACTGGAAAAACAGTTGCTGGACGGGCGGAAACCGACTCGCCGACACCGTCAGATGCGCGACGCATTGTGCGACAACGAACAGGAATACCGACGGTTCATGGCCGCGAATCCTGACGTGTTCGACCCGGACGAGAAGGCGAAGAAGCCATTCGCCGGCCTTGGCCCCGATGTCGGCCAAGCGGCGATGCTGCGCCTGGCCGCCAAACACCGTGGCGTCAGGGGGGGCGCTCGCCCTGGCACGCTGGGATCCGGGCGTCGAATACACGGTGCCGGACGCGAAACACCACACGTTCCGCATGGAGCATGACCGGCCGGGAATCGGACACATGAGCGACGGCAGCACGTATCCGGTGGGCCACACCATCATCACCGCGAACGGCATTAAACCGTCGAGCGTGATGAGCTGGATCCACCGTGAAAAGCCCGGTTCTCCTGAATGGGAGCATCGGGCTCGGCAACGGTTCATGGAACAGAATGGTGGTGACTGGCATTCTGCCAGCTGATCGTATTCTGCTTCGCTAAGCGCACCGAAACTCCGGTGCGCTTTTTTGTTTTTTTCATTATCCCATTTACGTGTTATACTGAATATGTCCACATAAGAATGAAAGAGGAAACCAATGAGCATCACAATCAACGGCCAAACCAGCCCAGCCACAGAATTCGCATGGGACGGCTGCCACAAAATCTACCTGCTCGACAACGGCGACGCCGACAAGAACGGCAAATACGGGTACATGCTCTCCAAGAACGGAGAAGCCGGATACAAGGTGCTGCCGGTCTCGGAACTACAGCGCGTATGGGACCAATCCTGCCCGCTCCGCTTCATCAACAACTGGGCGCTCGACAAGAATTATGTTCCCCAATGCTACAAGAAGCCCGTCACCATCGAAGCGCGTTGAAAGAGAAAGCCATGAAATCATACAAGACATACGCGGAAGAATACGGTCTGGATATCGAAGTCGTCCGATGGGTATTCAACCACATTCGCGTCACCCGATACGTCATGTCGGAACCTATCGGATACAAGATCGCCTTCAAATATCTCGGACAGCCGGTTCACCTTTCAACGGAGTGGAAAACCGGGGTCGCCGAAAAATCGTTCCGGGAAATCGTCAATATACGAAGAAAAGCCATCACGACAGAAGCAAACCCGGAACTCGTTCCAGACAAGGATTAAACATGCCGTTATTCACGCGCGTAACTCTCAACCCAGTCAACCCGGACGTGCGCAAAGTGCTGCGCTCCCCCGAAGCGATTCACGCCGTGGTCAGCGCCGCCACCTCCGGCAGTAGCCGCCCGTTGTGGCGTTTGGATGGGGATAGGCTGTATATCGTCTCCGACCAGTTGGATACGGATCGGCTCGAAGCCCGCTTGGGCAAGCCGGTCATCAGCACGCTCGACTACCGGCCGTTCCTCGACAAGCTACAGAACGGTGAGACACGTCGCTTCGCGTTGACGGCCACACCGGTAGTCAGCAAGGACGGGAAACGCACACCGTTGCGTACGCCCACCGGAATGCACCAGTGGGCGGAACGCAAGCTCGCCCAGGCCGGAGCCCGTTTGGATGCGTTGGATATTCTCGACGTTCACGCCACCCGATTCAACCGTCAAGGCCGCAAACTTACGTTCCACACCGTCGAATACACGGGAGTATTCACCGTCACCGACCGTGACAAGCTCACCCATGCAATGCTTGCCGGTATCGGCCACGGCAAGGCCTACGGATTGGGTCTGATGCTGCTTTTCTAACCACTGATAGCGACAGTCGAAAGAAATCTTATGGCAAACCATTCATTCAACCTCGTCACCGAACCATGGATCCCCGTACTCGCGGACGGCAAGCACGAGTCCTACTCTCTGGAAACCCTGTTCGACCAGCCGACCTCTATCCGACAACTGGATATAGCCGACCCGTTGGAACGAGTCAGCATCATGCGACTGCTGCTCGCCATCATGTACGCGGCACGTCAGGAAGGATACTCGTCCCCGGCGGAGGCAAAACGCATCATGGAAGCCGGACGCGACCAGAAAATCATCGACTACCTGCACGCATGGGCACACCGGTTCGACCTCATGTCGGAAACAGAACCGTTCCTGCAAGTCGCCGGCATGATGCCGCAAGGCAAACCCAAGGACTACGGTTTCACGCGCCTCCACCCCGCAATGCAACGCCCCCTCTGGCAGACCCACGACCCATACAAGCCCGTCACCCCTGCGGAAGCGGCACGAATGCTGCTCGTCTGCAACATGTACGATGTGGCCGGAGTCCACACCGGCATGAACGGCGATCCGAAAGCCGCGGGAGGCAAACGCACCCCACAGGGAGTGGCGCAAGCCGGCGGCCTCGCTCTCGCCATCATCACCGGGAACAACCTGTGGGAAACCTTGCTGCTGAACCTCACGCCGGCGGATAACGGCAACAAGCCCATCTGGGAGTATCCATCGCTCGAATGCGCGGACATGGAACCGGACACCACCGGCCCCGCCTACTATTACACGTACCCGGCCCGCCGAATCCGACTGCTTTGGAACACGAATGGCCTATGCGTCGGCGCCTACGTCACCTACGGGAACCGTTCCGAATGGGCATCACCGGAGAACGAGCCCATGTCCTTCTGGACACAGGATGCGACCGGCAAACCCAAACCGGTGAACCTCACGTTCGGCCCGCTGATCGACCGACCATTATGGACGCAATGGGACAAGGCGTTCGTCGGTTCGGACGGCGACGAACACTATCCAGCGACATTCCTGTGGGCATCGCGCCTCAACCCGATCATCAGCTTCGACGTGATCGCGGTCCAGTACGGAAGCCAGTCCAGCAGCATCGCACGAATCCGCCACGACCACATGACCCTCGATATGCGACGTATACAAGAACACGAAAAAATCAGCGGCATCGTGGACAATCTCGTCAAACAAGCATGGCCAAAAGTCAGCAACAACGACAACCCATACGACACTTGGGCCAAAACCGACGCGCTGATACTCCCCTATCTGGCAGGCGGGAAGGAACCCGACCTTGACTAACAGCTACCTCACCTGGGCGCGACCCCGATTCGCCCGCCTGCAAGACGGCTACCTGAACGGCACTTACACGCGCGCCGACCTCGCCAACCTGCGCAACAGTTTCAAAAAACCTTGCGGCTCGGATCCGAAGGCATCCAAATGGTCGTTGAACGGCATGAAATACCGCGGTTTCAGCAAACCAACCCTCATGGAACAGGCATCATGGTACGCGTTCGGCCTATACGCCTACCATCAGCAAGGCGACCAGTACAAACCCATGTACGTGGAGGGTGAACGCTTCAACAAGGCTTTACGAACGTTGGCTGATACCGGCGAAGACGTTGACGAGCTCTACAGGAAAATGTTGAACGCGCGAAACATGCAGGAGGCTGCACCGTTCTGTCTACGTATAATCCGACTGTTGAACGAGTATGACATTCCATTGGATCACGCCCTGCTGGCATTGGATCTGGCGAGACTCAGCAAACCGGACTCGGCAAACACAGTGCGGCGCGACTGGGGCCGCTTGCTCAACTGATTGTCCGCCGGTCTGCGGTCAACGGGCATTGACTTCCTCCCCCGCCTGGAGAGGCGGGGGATTCCCTATCTCGCGATAGGGTTTTCCTGTTTCACGGACGGATCGGATC